ATCGACAATATTTCCCTGTACTTTTATTTATTTTTCTGCTGTCCTTACTCTACGCTGTTATTTATGGTTTTAGTTGATGTTGCTTGAGTTGGATAGTTCTACTATTTTTTGTTCTGATTCTGACAGTTAATGAGTGGATTGTTGTTTATTATATAATTTACCTCCTCTTTGCTGTGTTAGCTTTAGTGTTTGGGAAATTTCTTTTTGAAATAGAAAGAAGTTGCAGCAAAAATGAAATCAAACAAAGTAATTATCTTGTGGGTCGATAAAAAATAGAAGAAATCAAATAAAGCAACACATTGTTCTGTGTCAAAATAATTTCAGTTAAGTAATAAAACGAATAGGTATCGATCCCGATTTTCTAGGAGAAGTTATTTATTTGTTTTATTGCTTGCTTAATTTTTAACCATCTGACTTTTTTAATTATCACTTATTTTGCTTTTGCATTTTTTAAAACAATCTGTTATACTAATAAAGTTAGTTAGGGGTCGTTACGGATTCGACAGGCATTATGAGGCATATTTTGCGACTCGTGTGGCGACGTAAACGCTCAGTTAAATATAACTGCAAAAAATAACACTTCTTACGCTCTAGCTGCCTAAAAAACAGCAGGCGTGACCCGATTTGGATTGCTCGTGTTCAATGACAGGTCTTATGATTAGCGAGATACGATCAAGCCTTGTCTAGCGGCTTGATAAGAGATTGATAGACTCGCAGTTTCTAGGCTTGAGTTATGTGTCGAGGGACTGTTAAACTAATACATAACCTATGGTTGTAGACAAATATGTTGACAGGTGTTTGGACGTGGGTTCGACTCCCACCGGCTCCATTATTCCTTTGCATTCTTTCGCAAAACTTGGTAAAACGTTGTTAAGTCAGCGTTTTTTTTATTCTTGATTTTAAAAAAATACTGGCGGTGGTCATTTTGTTAGTAACTCCCTTATTCAGACCAATCTTGCAGCCTATGTCAATCAGACAATGGGGGATATTGATAACCTCATCAACACAACGCTACCAAAGAGTGTGAGACAGGTGTATCAGTCCATCATTGAGGAGGCAACAGCAAAGGTTGTCACAGGTCTTGCAACATCAGACAAGGCTATTTCAGATACTGTCATGAAGTGGGCTAAAAAAGGCTTTTACGGTTTTACGGATAGTCAGGGCAAGCGTTGGAGAGCTGATACCTACGCTAGGCAAGTTATCAAGTCCACGGCTTGGCGTGTCTATCGTGAGGTTAGAATGGCTCCAGCTGAGGAGTTGGGTATAGATACCTTTTACTATCACAAAAAGGCCACGGCAAGAGAGATGTGCGCTCCTTTGCAACACCAGATAGTAACTACAGGGGTTGCTAGAACGGAAAAAGGGGAGCGTATTTTAGCATTATCAGACTACGGCTACGGATACGCTGGAGGCTGTCAGGGTATTAACTGTACTCATGAAATCACTCCCTTTGTTGTGGGTACTAACTATAAGCCTGATTTGAGGGAGGATGTCAAAGATATAACCTGAGCAGGCTATCGAAAATGCCAACGTACAAGCTAAACAGAGAGCCCTAGAGCGTTCTATCAGACAGTCGAAGGAATATCTACACGTTGCAGAGAAACTGGGTGACAAAGAGCTGATAGACAAGTATAAAAACAAGGTTAGGATCCAACAGGGAGCCATGAGAGACTATCTCAGACAGCACCCTTTTCTACACCGTGATTACGCTAGGGAAAAATATTATGATGAGCCTTATCATAAGACTAAGAAAGAGGTCGAGGTAAGACGTGAACTAGCCAAAATGGAAAAGCACAAGGCAGAACAAAAAGAAATGCGACAACGTTTCACTTCTGCTGTGAAAGATGGTATAATTAAGGCAGAAATCAACGAACAGAAACAAGCTGACCACATCAGAGGTACTAACGAATGGCATAGGAGACTTGAAACTGACTTAGCTAATGGTAAGCAGTTTGAACCAAGTTATTTGACGGTATCAATGGAGGAGGCAGCCAAACTTATTAAACGTTACTCTGGCACAGGGAAGTTCTTGTATAAAGAAGACCCTAACTACATTCCTAAAAAAGAAATCATCAAACATGATAACAAGGTTGGCGTGTATATTGACCAATCTACAGGAGAGATGTTTGAAACTGATAGCTTTAGAATACATTACAGGAAGACAGGAGCACATATTGTCCCAACGTATGGAGGTAAGCCGTGAAATTATGGACTTTTTTAAGACAAAACGTGAAACTTGTGCTTAAAGATGGCTCAATCGTTTCAGGTTTTGTCCAAGAATACTGTAGTAAAGATGATAATGATGAGGAAGTTGACTCAGTTGGCTTAGATGTCAACGGTACTCTTTATGAGTATTTTGAAACTGAAATCATTAGTATTTCATTAACTTAGCGCTTAGTTCAATCTAGGCGCTTTTCTTATACCCAAAATCAGGAGGAAACTATGAATAAACGTATCAAAAAGAAACGTGAACTTGAGAACCGTCTAAAGAAAGCAGAGCAAGCTGTGGAGTACTTGCTTTGTCAAAACAATCAACTTTGGTACATTGTTGATGAGATGAAAGAAATCAACTCACAGAACACAGAGGCTACTAACAACCGCTTTGACCAGATTGAGGCGGAGGTTAAGGCTCTCAAAAAGACTCAGAAAAAGTCTTGGTTTAGTCGTAAATAAGGAGGGCATAAATGCACTATCGCAAAAGACCAGTCATGATTGAAGCTATCCGATTTGATGGAACAAACTATGAAGAAGTCAAATCTTTTATCGGTCAAAGCACTCTATGCTCTAATCTTAGCGTTGTCATTCCAACCTTAGAGGGGAATATGGTTGCTCAAAAAGGCGACTATATCATCAAAAGTGTGCACGGTGAATTTTATCCTTGCAAACCTGATATTTTTACAGAAACATACGAAGAAGTAGAGTATCTGAACATTTTAGACACTCTGTAGGAGGTGGTCACTCATCTTGACTGGTAGGAAAGACTACTCTATACCGTTTGGAAATCCAAGCGGTTTTTATTTTGCCCTGGATATGGCGTAAAAGTGTCTGTATCTCAGTCCCTCGTGACGTAAAACAAAGGAGTTAAGGTATGAGCCTTAAACGTGAGATGTTAGTTGAGGCAGGTATTGAGGACAAGGCTGTCATTGACAATATTATGCAAGCGTACGGTGCAGGCATTGAAAATGCCAAGTCACAAGCTAAGTCTGAGGTGCAGGCAGAAAATGACAGCTTGAAACAACAGCTTGAGCAACAGAACCAAGCTATCAAGGACTTGCAGGCAAAAGAGGGAGCTAGTGAGGAAAGCAAGCAGCAGCTGGCAGACTTACAAGCTCAATTTGACCAGTACAAGACGGATAGTGAGGCGCAGCTTGCTCAGGTCACTAAAACTAATGCTGTAGCACTTGCTTTGAAAGATGTGGGAGCTTACAACTCTGAGGATTTGATGAGAGTGTTGACTCTTTCCGAGGATACTAAGAAAAAAGGAGAAAGTTTCTTGTAGAAAAGTATTAATACCAATTTAATGATAAAGGTAGAGGATAGAAGTAATGAAAGAGAAAAATGAGGAAATGAAACTGTTTGTAACGTGATGATAATTGATTGAAAACGTTTTAAAACTATGTTATAATGGAAACATACTATATTATAAAGGACAAAGACATTTGACAAGGTAGGTTATATGCCAAATAATTGGGAAGAATTTCTAGATCCTTATATCCAAGCGGTTGGAGAATTAAAAATAAAGCTAAGAGGGATTCGAAAGCAGTATCGAAAACAAAACAGACATTCTCCCATTGAGTTTGTAACGGGACGAGTTAAGCCTATTGAGAGTATCAAAGAAAAAATGGTGCGCCGCGGTATTACCGATGCCAACCTTGAGCAAGATTTACAAGATATCGCTGGATTGCGGATAATGGTACAGTTTGTTGATGATGTTAAGGAAGTGGTGGAGCTACTTCATAAACGACAAGATATGCGAGTGGTGCAAGAACGAGACTATATTAATCATCGTAAGGCATCGGGGTATCGTTCTTATCATGTTGTGGTTGAATATACAGTAGACACCATTAATGGGTCGAAGACGATTTTGGCTGAGATTCAAATACGTACCCTAGCCATGAATTTCTGGGCGACGATTGAGCATTCTCTGAATTACAAATATCAAGGTGACTTTCCAGAGGAAATTCGGCATCGTTTGGCGACGACTTCTAAAATTGCTTATGAGTTGGATGAAGAAATGCGTAAAATTCGAAACGACATTCAAGAGGCACAGGCACTCTTTGATCCCTTACACCGAAAATTAAATGACGGTGTTGGAAATAGTGATGATAGCGATGAAGAATACAGATAAAAAAATTTCCATAATTAGTAATTGGCGTCCTCATAGCCAGATAGTAGCAACAGAATTGAAAAAAAAGTTACGACAGGCGGACTTTACGCTTACAGATAAGAATCCAGATGTTGTTATTTCCATCGGTGGGGATGGGATGTTGCTTTCTGCTTTTCACAAGTATGAAGAGCAGCTAGATAAGGTTCGCTTTGTTGGAGTTCATACGGGGCATCTAGGTTTTTATACGGATTACCGCGATTTTGAGTTGGATAAACTGATAGATAATCTTAAATTAGACACAGGAGCTAAGGTTTCCTATCCTATTTTAAATGTAAAAGTATTTTTGCAGGATGGAACGGTCCATAATATCAAGGCACTCAATGAGGCTACGATTAAGGCAGTCATTAAAACCATGGTGGCAGATATTTCCATTAATGGCGTTTGTTTTGAGCGTTTCCGCGGAGATGGTGTGTCTGTTTCAACGCCAACGGGCAGTACAGCTTATAATAAATCTCTCGGTGGAGCTGTTTTACACCCAACGATTGAAGCCCTTCAGTTGGCTGAAGTAGCGAGTCTGAATAATCGTGTTTATCGAACACTGGGCTCTCCTATAATCGTTCCTAAAAAGGATAAGATTGAAATTGTTCCACAACACCAAGATGAGTATGTTTTGTCTATCGATAATGCCGCTTATCGATTTGATAAGATTCAAAAAATTGAGTATCAGATTGATCACCATAAGATTCACTTTGTAGCCTCTCCAAGCCACACTAGCTTTTGGAATCGTGTCAAGGATGCCTTTATTGGCGAGGTGGATGAATGAGGTTCGAATTTATAGCAGATGAGCATGTTAAGATTAAGACATTTCTCAAAAAACATGAGGTTTCAAAGAGTCTACTTGCAAAAATTAAATTTCGTGGCGGTGCTATTTTAGTGAATGGAGTGGAGCAAAATGCGACTTATTTACTAGATATAGGAGATGAGGTAACGATCCATATTCCTGCTGAGCTAGGATTTGAAACTCTTGAAGCAGTAAGGAAAAAGTTGATTTTGGTCTATGAGGATGATCACTTTTTAGTGTTGGATAAACCAGCTGGAGTAGCTAGTATTCCCAGTGTGAATCATTCAAATACGATGGCTAATTTTGTAAAAGCCTACTATATTGATCAAGGGTATGAAAATCAGCAAGTTCATATTGTAACACGTTTGGATAGAGATACATCTGGTCTGATGCTTTTTGCAAAGCACGGTTATGCCCATGCGCGATTAGACAAGCAACTACAAAAGAAAACGATAGCGAAACGTTATTTTGCTTTGATTAAAGGTGAGGGGGAGTTGGAGCGTGAGGGAGAAATCATTGCCCCAATTGCTCGTGACGAAGACTCTATTATTACGCGTCGAGTCGCCAAGGGTGGTAAGTACGCTCATACAAGTTATAAAGTTCTTGCCTCTTTTGGTAAGATACATTTAGTTGACATTCAGCTTCACACAGGAAGAACCCATCAAATTCGTGTGCATTTTTCCCATATTGGATTTCCACTTCTGGGAGATGACCTATATGGTGGAAGCATGGAAGACGGTATCACACGACAAGCGTTACACTGTCATTCACTAACGTTTTATAATGCTTTTTCAGAAAAGGAATTACATCTTGAAAGTCCGATTCCATCAGATTTTCAATCAGTTATTGATTCATTAGTTAATATAAAAGGAGACAAATAATGAAAATTTTTGATTCAATTAAAGAAGCGCTAAAAGGTAAGGAGGTACGCATTGTACTTCCTGAAGGAGAGGAACCACGTATACTTCAAGCAACAAAACGTTTGGTAAAAGAAACAGATATCACTCCAGTCCTCTTGGGAAATCCTGAAAAGATCCGTATTTACTTAGAAATTGAAGGAGTGACAGAAGGGTATGACATCATAGATCCTGCTAACTGTTCTTGTTTTGAAGAGATGGTAGCAGCTATGGTAGAACGTCGTAATGGTAAAGTGACAGAAGAAGAAGCACGGAAGTTATTGACAGAAGATGTCAATTACTTTGGAGTTATGCTTGTTTATATGGGAAAAGTTCAGGGAATGGTTTCTGGAGCGATTCATTCAACGGCTAGCACAGTTCGTCCAGCATTACAAATTATTAAGACTTTGCCTTGGGTATCTCGTACCTCTGGAGCTTTTTTGATGGTAAGAGGAGATGAACGGTATATTTTTGGGGACTGTGCAATCAATATTGACCCTGATCCAAGTGTTTTGGCAGAAATTGCGGTGAATTCTGCGACAACTGCTCAAATATTTGGTATTGATCCTAAAGTAGCTATGCTGAGTTATTCAAGTAAAGGAAGTGGCTTTGGCGAGAAAGTAGAGAAGGTTGTTGAAGCGACTCGGATTGCCCAAGAGATGCGTCCAGACCTAGCTATTGATGGTGAATTACAGTTTGATGCAGCTTTTGTTCCAGAAACTGCTGCACTTAAAGCACCCGGAAGTTCTGTAGCTGGCCAAGCAACTGTGTTTGTTTTTCCAAATATTGAAGCGGGAAATATCAGCTA